CGCGAAATCCCTCGAGGGCGCCCGGTCCCGAACCCTGCACTTCGTCCACGCGTCCGAGGCCGCGTTCTGGCCGCACCCGAAGACGCTGATGAAGGGTCTCAGCCAGGGTGTGCCGCGTGTGGCGCTGTCCGCGATCTTCGTGGAGTCCACCGCGAACGGGGTCGGCAACTGGTTCCACGAAACGTGGGAGGCCGCGAAGCGCGGCGACGTCGAGTACAAGCCGATGTTCTTCCCGTGGTGGACGCACCCCGAATACAACGCGCACCACATCGGCCGCGGGGACGAGGCGCGGAAGTTGCTGCTCGCGAAGTCCAGCAACGGAGGAACACTGGATGACGAGGAGTGGCACCTGTACCGCGGCCTCGTCCAGCGCGGCATGTCGGAGGGGGAGATCCAGTCGCGGTTGGTGTGGCGCCGGCTCACTCTCGCGACGGAGCTGTCGGGCAGTCTGGATGACTTCCACCAGGAGTACCCCTCCACCGACGACGAGGCGTTCCTGTCGACCGGCCGCAACGTGTTCGACCTCACCCAGCTCCGCGCCGCGTACGCGCCCCTCATCCCGGCCCGGGGCAAGTTGGTGCGCGACGCCCGTGCGCGTTCCGGCGTGACGTTCGTGGACGATCCCGCGGGCCCGCTGCACGTCTACCAGTTCCCCAGCGAACGGACACCCGCGGCGTACGTGGTGGGGATCGACAACTCGAAGGCCGCGCGCTTCGGTGACTTCGCCGTCGCTCAGGTGCTCGACCGGCGCACCATGGCGCATTGCGCGACGTGGCGGGACCGCGGCCACAAGGATCTGGACTTCGGTGAGCAGATGATCCTGCTCGGCCACTGGTACGACGAAGCGATGCTCGCGCCCGAGTACAACTTCAACGGCGCCGTCATCTCGGGCATCCTCCAGGCGCGGTACAAGAACCTGTACGTGCATCGGAAGGCCGGCAAGATCCGCGGCCTGCATGACGACGTGTTCGGCTGGCCGATGACCGACCAGACGAAGTACGAGGCGATGGACCACCTGAAGAAAGAGGTGTGGCTGGCGTCGCAGCAGCAGTCGGACTTCAGGGTGAAGGACCAGGACACGTACCAGGAGATGAAGAACTACATCATCAACGACGCGGGCCGGTTCGAGAACAGCAAGCAGGCGCAGCACGACGACACGGTGACGAGCATGGCGATTGCCGTGTCGGTGGCGGTGTTGGAGCGCGCCAATCTCCCCGTGGTTCCGGGCGCGATGGGTGGCACCGATCCGGCGGTGATGGCGGGTATGCGCGAAGTGCGTGAGTTGCAGGATGGGTTGGATCTTGCACCGGTCAGCAAGAGGCGCGATGATGGCTCACACGGCCTGGTGCTCCCACCAACGGTGAGCCCATTCGGTCCGCGGCAAGGGGATGGGGATATGTTCGGAGACGGGAAATGGGAATGGTGACCGGGGAGAAGTCGTGAGCGAACACCGACTGACGCAAGTGCCGGGTGGGCACCCCGTCGTCCCCCTGCCGGTCCACTGGCGCACAGGTGACCACGGTGACCCAATCGCCGAGTTCGACTACATCGTGCTACACCTCCACCGCGACGGCTCGGTGACGTGGAGCGATCAGTCCCAGGCATGGGAGGCGACGGATGGCCGCTGATCCGTTGCCGTGCCGCGTGTGTGGCTCCCCCCTCCCAGCTCGCCCGTGGGGCGTGTCCGGTCCGCTCGGACAGTGGTGGGTGTGTGGTGAGACCTGCGCCAACGCGGCGAAGGAGCAGCACTTCTCGTCAGGCGGCGACAACGAACGCCCGTGGCATGTGATCCACGGTGACGACCTGCTCGCGCTGCTGGAGCGGACCCACGCAGGCGAGAACCCGGAGATGGTCTACATCGAGCAGTACGCCAACGCGGAGGCAACCTGATGCCCGCCTACTCCTACCGCTGCCCGAACTGCGGATCGCGCCACACCCTCACCTGCGACCGCGATTCCGAGGTGAAGGCGGGCTACGACGAGGGCCACGCGCCCTGCACCGAGTGCGTGTACGGCAGCTACAGGCGCGACTACCGCGGCGACGGCATCGCGTTCGCGCCGGTCCTCCAGTCCCACTACAACCACACGGTCGGCACCGAGGTCCACGGCCACCGGGACTTCAAGGAGAAGCTGAAGATCCTCGGCGCCCAGCAGACCGCGCGCACCGGCATCGAATCGAACCTCGTGCCGCGCGACCATGAGGAACTGCGGCGCGAGGCATTGGAGCGGTACGGCGACGCGGGGCTGAAAGAGCAGCATGATGGCGCGGTGGCACGCGGGGAGAAGGACCCAGTCGGCAAGACGGTCCTGTGATGATGGCGCACGAAGGGGAGACAGTGGTGATCTGGCGAAAGTGGCAGCAGCGCGAGTTCGTCTCGCATCAGCAGTGGGCGCTGTACGGGCTCGCCCACATGACGCATGTCGTCTCGGCGATGCAGTGGGGCATGATCGCGGACGGGCACGCCGTGGAGGTGCTGCGGTGGCGGTGTCGCCCCGTGGACTTCGCCGACGGCTGGGTGATCGAGGTGGAAGCCGTGGAGCCGCTGGACGCCTAGCATCTCCTCATGGCCCCGCGCGCGTTCTCTCCGCTCACCCAGCTCGACCCGGACAACCTGGATTCGACGGGGAGCGTCGCGACCCTGAGCCGCCCGCACCGTCCGCCGACGCGCCCCGCCACCTCCGCCCACCTCGGCGCGGGTGAACTGGCACGCGGCGAGGCCCCCGCCCCACGCGACGCGGCAGACGCGGCCAACCCCCCCGACACCCTCTCCGCGGCGGCCACCCCGCACATCAACCGCGTGAAGCGCACGCCGCGCCCCTTCCACCTCGAGCCCACCCCATCCGACGACGAGATCAAGACGGTGCAGGGCATCCACCAGCTGTTCACCGCGGCGAAGTCGCACCGCAACACGCTCCTCCCGCGCTGGAACGAGTGCTACCGGATGCTCACCAACCGGCACTGGAACCCGGCGAAGCGCGCGGACTGGATGCCGTCGCCGGAGATCCCCGAGATCTTCCCGATCATCCGCACCCTCGTCGCGTGGCAGATGGACACCCGCTTCCGCACCAGCGTCTCGCCGGCCTCGGTCCCCCACTCCGACCTCACCGCGTACTTCACGTCCATCGCGCAGGACTTGGAGTACACGATGGATGCGTCGTGGATGGCGAACATGGAGGAACGCGAGTGGGGGATGGTGTGCTGGGACGGCCTGGTGTACGGCACCGGGTTCGCGAAGACGTCGTGGGAGCACAACCTCGCGGGCGGGATGGGCGACGCGATGGCGCGCCACATCTCCCCCTACCGCCTGTACCCGGACCCGAAGGCCACGAACCTCGAGGACGCGCTGTACATCATCGAAGCGCGGCGCATGACGATCCAAGAACTGGATGAGCGGTTCCCGGGCGCGGCAGCGGCGTTCAGCGCGACGGGTGGCATGGCCGTGGATATCGACGAGCCGCCCACCCTGTTCGACGTGCTGGGGAACCGTGGCCCGCGCCTCGGCCTCAACCCCGGCGCGCTCGCCCCCGCCACCAGTCCCGGTACTCGCGGGTCAGCAACCCGCACATCCCGAACCTCGACATGCCCGAAACCACCGTGCTCGAGTGCTGGCTGCGGCAGCACGAGTACGTGGATGTCCGCGACCCGCACACCAACACCCCAGTCCGCCGCAGCAAGGTGACGTGGCGGGTTGTGGTGGTCGCGAACAACCGTGTGCTGCTGGACGAACCAGCCGAGAACATCTGGACGCACGGCGGCCACCCGTACTCGCGCTACCAGCCGATCGACTTCAACGCCGAGTTCTGGGGCATCTCGATGGTGGAACTGCTGATCTCGCCGCAGAAGTGCCTGAACCGGCTGCTCACCGCGATCCAGCAGAACCTCGAGCTGTCCGGCAACCCGATCTGGCTGGACCAGAACGGCAACCTCACGAACATGCCGATCACGAACAAGCCGGGGCAGCGCATCCCGATCGCGCAGACCGATCAGCGCACCGGCTGGCTGACGCCGCCGCCGATCAACGCGGGCGCGCAGCAGATGGTCGACTTCCTGCTGAAGCGGATGGAGGTGATCAGTGGCATCAACGCGATCCTCAAGGGCACGTCTCCCGCGGGTCGGCCGGCGCAAGGTGTCGTGGACCAGATCAGCGAATCGTCGCACGTCGGCATCCGCTCCATGCTCCGCCAGATGGAGTACGCGCTGCGCGACTCGTTCGTGAAGAAGGCCGCGCTGGTGGTGGAGAACTACACGACCCCGCGCATCGTGTCGATCGCCGGCCCGGAGAACATGGACAAGTTCCGTGCCCTGCGCGCCCGCCACTTCCTCATCCCATCCAGCAACGGCGCCGTCCCGCTCCAGTACCAGCTTCACGTCGACGCGGGCTCCCGCCACCACGTCTCGCGGCAGATGCGCGAGAACCGGGCCGTGCAGCTCTTCGCGATGGAACTCATCGACGAGCAGGCCGCGTTGGAGGAGATCGACTTCCCGAACGCGCAGGCCGTCGCGACCCGCGTGCAGGAACGGAAGGCCGCGGCGGCTGAGGCTGAAGCCGCGGCGAAGGGCGGGGGCAGCAGTCCGTCGCTCGGGGCCGGGGGCATCGGGCCGAACGCACGCACCGGCGCCCGAGTTTGATGTGATCCGTCGTCTTGGTCGCGGCATCACCCGCTACGTGGTCGGCGTCGGCCCCTATGCCATCAAGTTGCCGTGGGGCTATGGCCGCTCGGTGCTCCGAGGGTGGCTCGCGAACCGATCCGAGTGGCGCTGCCGCCACTGCCCGGACGTCAACCCGCCACTGCTCACGCTCGGCCACTTCGTCCTCGTGTTCCGGCGCGCAGAACTGCCGATCAGTGACGAGTGGTGGGAGGCGAACATCCGGCCGTGGCTCGTCCGCATCTACGGCACCGAGGAGTCCAAGTCGACCAGTTGGGGGCTGACCGCCGACGGGTGGCGGCTCATCGACTTCGACCGGGCATGGCACGCCGACGACCGTGGGCTCATCGGCGGCATCTACTACGGCCGTCAGGAACGCATGGCGCGCAAGTGGGCTGCGGCTCCGGTGTAGCATCACCTCATGGACATCACCCGCGGTACCCACGCAGCGCCGGACGACTTCACCGTCAACTCGCGTGCCGTGCCCCGCGACCCGTCCATCCCCGCGCAGCATGCGACGGGTGAGCGCACCCCCACCAGCGGCCCGTACGACCCGCTCCCGGCGTCGTTCGGTTCCACCACACCGGAGGACTGACCATGCCCGACTCGATGCCATCCATCGGCAAGACGGGGAACGCGTCGATCGACAAGCTCGGTCACACGAACCTCGACCGCCACGGCCGCAACCCGTACAAGCAGGCGAAGGGCAACCTGAAGCCGACCGAGCAGAAGGCGAAGGGCTGAGCCCGCCACTCTCCCACCGGGCCAGTCCCCGGTCCACTTCTGCCAGCCGCACCGCCCTTGAGCCCGAGCACGGCCAGGGGCGGTGCCGCGTCCACTAGCATCCGGTCATGGCCTCCCGTTCCACCAACACCATGTCCGAGGTGCTCGAGTCGATCGTGACGCTCCTCGGCACCGCGAAGATGATGCCCGACGCGGACATCGTGTGGCTCACCGACCTGGAGACGCAGGTCATCGAGAAGGCGCGTGCACCGTTCGCGCAGCAAGGCGCCATGTCCCAGCCCGCACCGGCGTCGGATGGTGGCGGTGGCATGGGTGGCGGCATGGGCGGCGCGGGTGGACCGGATCTCGCGTCGCTCCTTGGCGGCATGGGACCAGGGATGCCCGGACCCCCGAACGACCCGATGGCCGCGCGCCCGATGGCCCCGGTGGCCCCGATGACCGGCATGGCAGGTCCCGGTGGCGGCGGCCGCAGCATGGGCGGGCTGGGTGAGGTGCAGCGCATCATGGGCGCCGGGCCACCGCGCGGCGCCCGCGGCTGAGTACCAAGTAGCAGACAACCAGCGACAACAGGAGCGACACCATGCCCAACACCCCAGGGTTCGACACTGCCGCGATGGCAGCCGCGATCACCGCCGCACAAGAGTCCGGTGGCCCGATCGTGGACACCGCATCCTCCCCCTCCGCGCCCGACAACGGCGTGCCCCCCGGATTCGACACCGCGGGCCTCGTCTCCGGTGACCCGAACGGCACCGTCCAGATCGCGGGGGAGGGCGCGGGTGGTGTCGCTCTGTCCGCGCCCCCCCCGCAACCCACCTCCCAGCCCCAGCAGCCAGCCGAGCCGGCACCGTACGTCGCGCCCGACCCCGCGGACCCGGCACTCCACCAGCAGGGCCGGCAGATGGGCAGCCCCGAACCCGCGGCTGATCCCGGCCCGACGATGGAGCCGTTCGACCCGTACCTCGGCGACCCGAACCAGCCCACCCCCGCCACGGTCCAGCCCGGACAGCCTGAGCCCGCGGCCCCCACCGGCCTCCCCGACCCCGCAACCGATGGCGCGGTGGACACCGACACCGGCCACTTCGACCCGAGCCGCGTCTACGAACTGGTCCTCGGCCACGTCCCGACCGCGGATGAGGTGGTGCAGACGGTCAGTCTCGCGTCGCGCTTCGCGTCCCTGTCCCCGGAGCAGCAGCAGTGGGTGGACGGGATCATGGGTGGCCGGATCGACCCGCGCCAGATCGAGGCCCAGTTGCAGGCGGCCCACGCCGCGGCCCAGCAGCCAGCCCCCCGCCCGCAGCGCGATCCCTACGCGGACGACCCCTACACCGAGCCCGCCCCGGACCCGGCCCTGGAGGCGGAACGCGCGGCCATCGCACGGGAGCGCGAGCAGTTCCAGGCGCAGCAGCAGCAGTGGGAGCAGCAGCGGATCGCTCACGACCAGGCCGAAGCTCAGCGCGCCCTCAACGACTTCCGTGCCAAGTACGCGAGCTGGGCACCGGAGGAGTTGGCGGCGCTGGAGGCGCGCGTCAACCAGTCCGCGACGTGGGGCGGCATCTACTCGTCCACGGGCGACGCGTACACCGCGACCGCGCAGACGCTCCAGCTCGAGGCCCTGTCCCACGACCACTTCCGCGCCAAGATCCTCGGCGCGGAGGCCATGTCGCCCGAACCGACCGCGGACGATGTGGCGCGTGCAACTGCCGCCGCGGCCCTCGCGGGGAACGGGGCTGGTGGTGGTGCGCGTCCGACCGGTCCCAGCGCGCCCCCGTCCCCCACCGACCCGCGGCTCAGCCAGGTCGCGCCGCCCCCCGGGTACGCGCCCGTTCAGCAGCCGGTCCAGCCCGTCCACTCGGCTCTCACCCAGCCCCAACCCACCGCGGGTCCGGATCTCAACAACCGCAACGAGGTGGCGCTCGCGATGGCCGCACAGATCGCGGAGATGGTCGGGAACCGGTAGACGACGCTACGGTTCCACTCCTCACGTCCATCCCTGCCGCAGCAGCCCCCGGTCCGCCTTTCCCGGGGGCTGCTGCGCGTCTCCATCCAGTTCACCTTCCCCCATGTCCTATGCTCAGAACAGATAGAGCGACACCAAGCCATCCACACCACCCGCACTCCCCAGGAGAAGGATCGCCGACATGGCAGCCATCATCGGAACCGATGAGGTCACCGCTCTCTCGCGTCACCTCGTCATGCCGGTCATCACCGATCAGGTGTACGGCA